GCTAGCGCGCCGGTATAACCGGACACAACCTTTTTCATCGAAAAGGTGGAATAGCGCGTGGTTGAGAGTGTAGGGAGGAAGGATACCGCAGACGAGACCGTAACCGTCCCGCTGATCGTCCTCCCCGCACTAGTCCCAAGCGTAACCGCGATAGAACCTGCCGTAGACGCCGATAGGCCGACAACCAGCGTCGTGCCGCTGCCAGCAATCGCCAAGCGACCATCACCGGGCGACACGGAGGTCAGTGTCTCGCCAGACATAAGGCCCGTAACGGCGGAAATAAGCGTTCCCGAAGCAGCACTAACGGTAAACGCCAGAGACTGTGCAAAGGCCAATGGAGCGGCTACAACCAAGCTAAACACGCCCAGAGAGACCACAGCGGGCGTAGGTGTGGCGCTATCCGTAACAGTGATATTCAGGCCGGTAGTCGTCGCAGCGGTGGTTGGTGTGCCTGATATTGCACCCGTTGTAGTACTGAACGTAAGGCCCGCTGGCAAAGATCCAGTAAGCGCAAAGGTTAGTCCACCCGTACCGCCCGTCACTGATGGAGTAAAGCTGTACGCTACGTTTCTTACGGCAAATCCAGGCGATCCAGAAATGGCTAGACCACCTCCAGCAGGGGGAATAATCGTCAGCCCAATAGCCTTAGCTCCGGCCCCCACGTCGGCAGCACCGCCAAAAGCCGCACGCTGTTGGGCGTCGGTTTGTAATGCTGCCAAGCCAGCCAAAAGCACTGAGCGCTCGTCTACGCCCAAGATGCCCATAAGCACCAGCGTGGTATCTGTGTACGCACCCGCCCCAGACAGCAAAGACGTTCGAATAGTAACCTGCGAAACGCCCGAGGGCATCACATCGATAACATAGGTTCCGGCGTTGCCCACACGACCCGGTCCCGACACCACTCGCGCAACGGTTCCCGCATCCTGTCCCACCAATGCCGTGGAAAATGCGTAGCCCGAAAATCCGACGTTGGTTGCAAGTGTAAGTGCCATTATCGAGCAATCCCAATAGCTTTAAGGCCGGTGTAGGCAGTGGTGGCATTGGCTACGGCTGTTCGCGCCTGCGCGTCAGTTAGGCCTTTACCCGAAATAGCAACAGATGGTGTGGTAGTGGAAACCTGCTCAACACCATAAATGGTGAATGGCGTGTCTGTAAAACCTCCAGTAGCAAATATTTCGCGTACTGTAATTTCCATTACGCCGACTAGCAGTCGTTCTACAGTCAAGCCAGAAGAGCCAACACGAGCATTCCCGCGCGTCACTATCAGCAAGGATCCTGCCGTAGCACCCGAAACAACAGTGGTGAACCTAAGTCCAGACTGTCCAATGTTAGTTGCAAGTGTCAGGGCCATGATGGAACCTTATACAAAAAGGGCTGATGCCGCAATGACACCAGCCCCATTAAACCACGTATTGTCAGGCAGTTCTTACGAACCCGAGCCATCCGTAATGCCGTCTGCGTAAATGATCGCCGAGGTAAGGCGGATCTGCGTGCCGCCCGTGCGTGCGATGCCCGCACCCTCAAACGACAGGATGCTGCGGCTACGAACCGGAAGCAGCATGAAGGGCATTGGCAGCTTGAACTGCACCACTTCCGGTGCATTGCGGTAAGCGATCATACGGCCCGTGCCACCTGCGCCTGCCGTCTCAAGCTCGACAATGGTGCCGATGTCGAGGGGCTGCTGAGTATCCGCCGTGTAGATGTTGTTCTTACGGAGGAATTCCAGAATGGTGATGCTGTCGCCGTTCGTGCCGAGGCGCGTGCTGGAGAGGTAGCGGAAGGCCGAAGGCGGAACGCGGAGCGTATCGGCATATTCGATGTTGGCGGTTGCCGAAGGAATGCGACCAAGAAGGGTGTTGACGTCAAACAGGATCTGGTCGGGCGTCTTGTTCTTCCAGAAGGTGGTCGTGCCGGTGCCGGTTGCCGCAACGGTGTAGGAAGTGACAGTAAGGTCATTAACCAAACCAGTGAAACCCGTACCCTTTTCGGTCGCGCCCGTCATGGCGATGGTGTAAAGCTTGCGCTCCACAACCTGACGCGAAACCAGCGGAAGTTCCGAAGAGACATTCAAACCAGCGATAAGAGCCTGATTAAGCTCTTCCACGTTCCACTCGAACCCGGCGGCGATCATGTAGTTCGGGGCGTTGAACTGATCGCGCGACACACCGACATAGGGAATGTCAGTCGCAGCACCGGTGACGAACTTGGCTTCGCCGGTCTGGTCCATCGCGTACCAAGTGCTCGAAGCCGCCCAAGCCTGACCTTCCGTAACAACCGGAAGATGCCGGGCATAGTCGGCATTCTGGTACTTCCGCATGTAAACGGTAGGTTCGATATAAGAGAGGTTCGACTGAGCAAAGTTCAGCGAAACCTGATCGCTAAGCGTTACGCCGCGAGCATCAGTGAGAAAAGCCATTGTCAGGGTGCCCTTTATGCGACGCGATGATTGCCAAGAGCGATTTCCACAACCTGCCCAGCGGCGGTAGCGGAGGTATCGAACCGAGCGTTCGGGATGAGAAGGTTGGTGGAGCCTACTACGTTGCTGTAGCGGCCCGTTGCGAGGACGTAATAGACCGGATCACCTGCGGCGACGGCGAGTTCGGCGAGGACATACATCTGTCCCTCGGTCATCAGCGCAGCAGTTGTGTTCTGCGGATACCCATCGAGGATTGCCGTTGTGCCAGTGGCCCGATGCTCTGGAGCAATAGTCTTGACGACCATGCCAAGGAACTTGCCGCCAGCCGCGTAAAGGATGCAGGTGTGGTCCAATGTACCACGGCCAGCAGGCGCGCCGAAGGCTAGGCCGGCAGCGGTCTGCACCGAACGCGAGATAGCATTGTACTTCTCTTCATTCGCAATCTGGCCGGGCGCGCCTTTTACGAGGTCGCGGGTGTAAGCGGATTGAAGGTTATAAGCAGGCATGTTCTAGGTGTCCCTTACTTGGCCGCGTCGCGGGGTGCGTTGAAACCGGCAATCATGTCGGCGCGAGCTTTCGCGGCCTTGGTGGCTGCGTCGGCGAAATCGACCACCGTGCGATTAGCCATGGCGTCGCGGAAAGCGTCGGGCTTGGCATCGGTGACGGTGCCATCAACGATCTTGGCCGATTCAACTTCAAAGAGTGCATCGAAGAAGGTTCCCGACTTGTCTTTGTAAGTATCCCCAAACACTGTCAGCACCACACCCTTACGAATGTCGGCATCGGTCATGCTGTCTTCGATCTTGAAAGCGGGGGCAATCTTACCAGCCGCGTCAACAAGTGCCGAATATGCCTTGGCGGCGTCGCGAAGCTGTTCCGGGGTAGTCTTGCTGTCGGCAAGCGCCTTGGTAAGCGAAGCGACTTCGGCCTCAGCCTTGTCCTTGGCGGCAATAGCATCCTTGAGCGCCGATGCGTGAGCGACCTCGGCATCCGTCAGGGCCTTAGCCTTGGCGTCTGCTTCCGACTTGGCCGACTTGGCAGCGTCTTCAAGCTTGGCGATGAGAGCCTTGGTGGCATCCACATCCGAAAGATCGACGGAAAGCCCGTCGTACACGATTTTCGACATATTAGGGGCTTTCTTCTGGGGGGTAATGGGGGTTGTATCTTCAACGGGCCACGCGGCATCGCCGATGCGGCATTGCGAACCGGCGCGGCCATTCTTGACAATCGCAATATGATTGCCGCGAATATTGGACATAAGGGCACGATAAGGCTTGCCATCGGGAGCAATGCCATCGCCAACAGTGATTTCAGCCGAATAGCCCGCACTCAACTCACGAGTACCGTTGTTAATCGCTGAAATCGCTTCACCGTCATTAACGACCATCGGGATTTCGAGAAAATCGCCAGCACGAACAACACGACCGCCCGACATACCGCGCGAATACTGTTTCCAGTTATCCTTGCTTACGGCGTCTTTCGGGTGGTTAAGCGTAATCGGCTTATGGGCGAAAGATGCCATTGCATCGGCATCGAAAACCTCGTCTTCTGGACGATACACATCGACCAGTTCGTTAGGATTTCCCTCAGTATCTCCGATCTCTCCACGAAGGTACTGATAGTGGCCCATTCTAGCGATTTTTGCATTGACAGCGAGATAACCATCGGGCGTTTCCGTCCGGTCTCCAATCTCTAGCTTATCAACAATGCTAACGAGCATTTTGCTTACAATCTCCGGTGGACAGTCATCACGACGTTCACGCATTACTTAATAGCGTATTTTTGTTGCGCATGGAAGGGGGTGCGAAGAAAGGTGTTGACAGAGGGTTGGAGTGCAGGCAAATACGGGTTTCACCGCTGCGGTGCCCTGATCGGAAAGCAGTTGACAGGCCGGAAAGACGGTCACGTAATCTTTCTCAGTTTTGGTGGGATTTTAGAGTTTGACGGGCGCGGTGTGCTTTGTCTAAGTAGATCGGCCCATCAGGGTTATCGACCCCCTCGCCCCCGAGGGGATAGGCCAACCGTAAGGCGCTTTCCTGATGGGCCGGTAATGATCGTAATTCGATTAATTGAAGCAAAGTGGTCACGCGGGGGCAGTACCCGCCGCCTCCACCATTGGCTGCGGTGCCCATGCTGAATAACGGCCCTCTCAGGTGTCCGCAGATGGGGGTAGAACCCACCGCAGTCGTTGATGGGGGCGAAACAGGATCGAGCCGCTAAGCTGATATGAAATCGCGATCCGTTTGGTTGAGGCCCGTTATGCCTTGGCAACTTCGAAACTGTCGCTCATAACGATAATTTCATTTCGGACAACCGCGTAGCAGCCTAACGGCTGTGCGGTAAAATCCGAACGGGCTTCCCGGAGCCTTGGAACAGAATTAACCGGGAAAGTTTTGGGGAACGCGCTGGGTACGCATGGGAGGTTTGCACCTTTCCTGGGCTCGGTTCGATACCGAGGTTCTCCACCATTGTCGCCCATCCGCTTCCAGCGGCGGGGCTATTCAGTTAGTGCGCCCCTACAGCTGTGCAGTGAAGGCAGTAGTGCCGACTGCGGTGATGGAGCTTCTCCGCTTGATCGGGCGCACTAAACCCAAGTGGAGCCGATCCACTTCTTCCCGAGCGCAGGGAATAGCATCGGTACAGCGTGACCCGAAAGGGAGTGTCGTCTAGAGGCTTGGCGAAAGTGGGGAGTGAAGCGTAATGCAAGGACTTGATCCGAGCCGCCTCTCGCTCCCTGCGAACCTTATCCGCTGGATTAGCTCAGTCGGAAGAGCGCGATACTTGTAATATCGAGGCCCGCCGTTCGATCCGGCGATCCAGCACCACTTTTGGTTGTCCCTAACTCCTGGCGGTCTGTTCCAAACTGCTCATTAATCTATCCTCCTGCCTATGGGCGTCCCAAAGTCGTATCAGCGTTCATAGGAAGTGGTAATGCCGAGGGATTTAATTAACAACCGGCAAAGGTTAGAAGGAAAAGACCATACGGGCGTATGGGCGGAGAGTGGGAGCCTCTCGCACAGCGGTGAAGCTCAACGGTTGAGCCAGCGCCTCATAAGCGCCGGGTTGCAAGTTCAAATCTTGTCGCCGCTACCAGTTTTAGAGGTTGCCTATGAGCGGACTGGCGCTGCTAGGTGTTTGTGGTGAGGCTGGGGAATACCCGATAAAAGCCAATATCCACACTACAGTCAGACTTGCTCACGCGGGCAGGACGGTGGGTGGAAGTCCTGCGACTTATAGGGGGATTGGTGAAGCTGCGCCAATCTTAAACGACGTGTAGTAGACGCGCCCCGCCTACTAAATCCCACTAAACCCACCCAGTTTCAGCACTGGCACCTTTGTGCAATGGCAATGGGGCAGAAAAAGTTCTCCCCAAACCGTATCGTCAGCAGCATATAACTGGTTGTTACGCGCCCGATGCTCTGGACGTGGATGCTTTTGCCCCGCCAGATGCTCCCACTTCCCAAAATCCAATCCCGCCTCTGCCATACGTGCATCTGTCGCGGCTTTGACGAAATTATCTGTCTCGTTATCGGCAATTCCCAACGCCCGCTTACGTGACCGGGTCAATCCCTTGTTGATATCCCGCGCCACTTCCGTTGCAGGTTTGCCCGATCGCTGTCCGCCTATAATGGCGTTACGCACGCGCGCCCGAGCTTCATCGGATAGGGATTGTGCGAGACTACTGGAGGATGCGACCGCGTCCAATATGGCTTTGCCGATGTCGGCAACGGGGGCAACGGCCACTGACGCTTGCCGTGCAGCCGCCACAACTCCATTCCCCTGGGATGCAGCAGTCCTACGCGCCAGCCGGTTAGCCACTAGCACCGGCCCCGCCGTCATCCACTTAGCATCAACACCGGTCGCGCTGGCCACAGAAGCCAGCCATTTCCCCCTGTGCCAGGCCTCCATCTTGTTGAAGAACGTGTCAAACCGCAGCCCCATGATCAGCAAGAGCGCGGACACCTCCGCAGCGGTGCGCTTGTCGTTGCTGTCATCGGGTGTTTGCGCGGGGTTGTATGCCGCCATATCGGCTACTGCACTTGTCTGCCACGCCTGTAGAACAGGCATGTACAGGCGGAGCAACTCTTGCTGTTGGGTGTAGGTTGGTCGGATCGCGCGAAATGGTTTGTCTTTGGTGGCGATGGCTGGTAAATTATAGGGCAATTATTTACCCTCTCGCATCTTCTCGCAATCAGGGCAAACGCATTCAGTAGCTATATCCCAAGCCTCGATCAGTACTTCCGCGCTCGCATCATCCACGTCCACCGCTTCCTTGAAGGTCAATCCGGCATCCATCATTCGAAAGATGCGATCAGCGTGCAAGAGGTCGCGGACTTGTGGGCGGGGCATTCAGGCTTCCTCCAACTCGTCTTCGGAATAACACAACACTTCGCCAGCGTAGAATTCCACGCAAACGCCGATAGGATCGGTGGTGGTGGAGTAATACCCCACTACCACGCCCACTGCGCCCGCATCATCCTTAACACGATCGCCAGGGCGGAATTTGGATTGGATTAGGTGGGGCATGTCAGAAACCGGAGCCCCCGTCGCCGCAGTCACAGCCCCAACCTTCTTTGCCTTCGACTTTCCAGCCTAGCGAATAGGATCGGGCATCCGGAGTTTTTCCAACGAGCGCGTATCCTTCTCGAATTTCATAGCGCTTAAGCTCTGCTACTGACAGATTATTTTCTGCTTCAAATTTACGCATCCCGGCCAATGCGGTCTCATAATTTTGCACAATGGGCATCATTCTTCACCCTTGTCGACCAACTTATCACCAACATACACATCGGCTTTGCGAAACCAATCTGCGTCTAGTTTTGGAGCGTCATCTGGGTCTTGCCATTCATGCACAACGCCACGCGATTTATCGCCCTTTGCCCACGCAATAGCATCATCTAAACCGGCTTTGATGGCCTCAAATGCCTTAATCATCGTCGCTCCAATTCTCATCCACCTCGGCAAACCGCTCCGGCCCCAAATCAATAGGACCGACCCAAGGCTTAATATCCTCAACAGACACGCCCGTGAACGAATAGTCAAGCGAGAAATGCGGATTGTAATCTGGATGGTCCCACGTCGCACCAGCGCGCAGGATGGCCTCGTGCCGCCATGATAACTGGCTAGACCCGAACACCTGCACAAGGGTGCCGTTGAATACATCCATCAGGCGCGGACCGCCGGGCTGGATCTTCAATCCACCATCCGTAGCGCCCCAATCATCAGGCGAGACAGTGAGCCAATCGATAGGCTGACGACTAAATGCCACGGTTACATGCGCCTTATCATCGGGCACCGTGACGGTCACTCCCTGATCTTCGAAATGCGAACGGATGGCGGGGAAATTCAATACGGCTCTGCTGATATACAGCGTCATTGGACTGGCATCGGTGAGGAGGGCACGAGCATCTGCCGCCGCTACGCTAGCGGATTTGCCCGCTGCCACCCCACCTTCCGTAGCCGCCGCCAGAAGTTTGTCGTTCGCTGGCTCCGCAGGCGGGTTGATTTCTGCTAGGTCGCCGCCACTGGCCTCCCATTCGGAGTAGGCATCCTCAATGCCAGGATACTCCCCGCCGTCGATCAACAGGCCCTTAACCGCTTTGGCAAGTACTTCAGAGGGGACGGTCGAGCTTTGCGAAAGAGTATTGATGGCCTCTGCGCGTAGCTTGGCATTGGCAGCGCGAGTGGCTTCGGTATCAACCTCGAAAGGAAGAAAATTAAACCAGATGGCAGGATCACGCGCGCCAGTGGCTGAACGGATCAGCACTTCGTCAATCATTTCCAAACGCGGGCGAAGGTCTAGTTCCCGTCCAGCGTCGAGCATGGTCCAGTAGTTGGCTGTGTCCGAATCTCCAGTAGAATTCATTCCCCCCGGCGACATACCCGAGAGACGAGTCATGGGCACGTCTGCGGCACCAGCAACCATCTGGATGAACCATGTTCCCATTTCCGGGATGTTGGCGAAGGAGAACACCTCATTCGTCCACTTTTCACCTTCTTCACCAGTCTTCGAAGGACCACTTACAATATTGAGGTGGAAGAGACTCTCGAATTGCTTAACCATTCGCGTTTTCTTGATGAAGTTGGCCTCTCCATCCTTTGTGGAGATAATATTTGTTAGTCCAGGTGTGGAAAGCGTGCTAGTTCTAGCCTTACTGGTTAGTGCAGCAAAGTTGCCCTGTGCGCCGTCAGCGTTTACCAAAACGTCTCGTATGGAGACCAAAAGTGGATCGGACCAGCCCTGTTCTGAGAAAGTAATGTTGTCCGGCAAGTCGGAGTTCGTGAACCTCACGACGCGGGACGGGTGAATAGGGAAAAGAGACCCGCCAGTATTAACGTTATAGACCAAGGGCTCCCCGTAAGACATGCTTCCGGGGTCAAGATTGATTTGCGATATGGTGATTTCATGACGACTAAGGACGTGAATATAGGAAAGGCCCGCCTTCTTAACCTTAGTCACGTCCAGCGGGAGGCGGGGATCGTCACCCTCAACTCCCATGATAATCGCGGCTCCGCCGAAAAGCCTGGACCAAAGGAGCGCCTTCCGCACCTTCTGCCGCAGACCTAGACGACGCTCCTCCGCTTCAATAGCTGTAATTTGATCGGGGGTTGCATTCCACGCGCGCCACGGTCGCACTTGATCCGTAACAGGGATCGTATGCACTTTCCTGCTGAGCCAAGAAGTGCGGAAGCTAGCCTCAATCTCCGCCTGAGATATTGGGCGCATAAACCAACCGGAACCGTTGGCGTTACCGTCCACGCTGGTTCCGAGGCCCGACATTATGTTCTGGAGGCCATCGTAAAGGCGTGAGGCTGTATCTATAATTTTGCTCATGCTGCCGTTTCTACAGCAAGCCGCCTATTATTGCTAGGCTCCGAACCCCAATCTACGCCAAGCGGTAGGCTGAGCACTCATTGCTTCATTCTCGTTGCTCTTCCAACAAAGCCCGCCACTCCAACACTTCGGATAGCGCTCGCCAAGCTCCGCCATCCACTGATCGCAGGGAATTTCATCGTGGGTCATGGAATAATCACGCAAGAGGCGCGCTCGCATCGGCTTACCTTTTACCTTAATTTCCACAATTAGGCCGTAAGGAGCCGTGCTGATATCCTGCCAAGTGTTCATCACCCTCCATCCCTCTGCAACATACGCACGCCTAGCCAAAATGCCTTGGCGTATTCGCTAGTGCTAACCACGCCCAAATGCCATCTTTCGGCTAAGGTGTCGAGTTTATCGGCTTTAGTGGCATGGCCAGACTGGCGTAGACGGTCAGCGATGGTGTCACCCACCCTCAATTTCCCGAACCTTACGAAGCACAACAACCTCAACCTCAGCCCCACTGCCAAGCATGACAACCTCCCGAGGCCCATCATCCACCGTCAGCCCCACAAGCCCTGGATAGCCCGCGCGTGGCGGAATGATGCGGAAGTTTGGTTTGTTTTCACCGCGTGCCATTATTCTTCCTCCTTTTCAGCAAACGGAGCATCAATCTGCTTCCCACAGAAAGGACAGAAATTGAACAGAAAGCCGTTTGGATACTCTTTGGTCAAGATGCCAAAATAGGAACGGCTAGGCTCATGAGTTTCCATATTGACAAGCGACCAACTGGCTATACCCTTTTGTTTGCTGAAGCCGGGTGACGTGTTATGCGTCATACTTGCCAGGGTATCACATGGGTCTACGAAACGCCCCTCGCGAACTTCGCAGTTGATGCGGCTCACGACACAATCTCCGCCAGCACCTTTTCCACGTCGGCGACGGATACGCCTGTGGTCTGGGAGATTACTTCGGCGCGGGTTGGCGGCAGGACCAGTGCTAGGTTGCGGTATGCATCGCGATATCCAGCGGCATATTTGCCGTCCACCGGATCGCCCTTGCCGTCCGGCAATGAGAATAGTTCGGTTTGCGTAATCCGCTTAACCCGAACCCAATCACCAGCCACATCCTTCTCAAGAGCTTCCCACTGGTTGGCGGCAGTCTCGGCTTTGCGCTTGTAGCCGATGATGTCGGCGTCACTCGGGTTTCCGCTTTGCTTTCCACCGTCGTGCGACCACCAAATAACTTCATGCTTCCAATGAGTGCCGTCGCGCATAAGGGCAATGCCCTCATCCCAATCCAAGGGCGCACTATCCCCTCCCGCCCACGGCACAAAACCCGCCTCAAGAGCGGCGTAGACGGGAGAGTGAGCGCGGAGGCGAATCAGATCTGGAACGAACCATTCACCATTCAACTCATGCACACGCCAGCATAAAGTATAGCCATGCCAATTGTCGGTAAATTTATCATGATACATTAATTGATCATTGTCGCGCAACCAATCAGGCCGCTTCCCATCAACTGGTATATCACGGCCCCAAACAATATCAGACATCACAAAATCTCCAAAAGAATAATTACAGCAACCGCGAGACCCACTCCGCAGAACCAATCGGCTGGGCGAGCCATTCCGAACGATCTTTCAGTTGGATAATGGACGGGTTTTAGATGCCGTAGAATCCATGTGGTCGCCGCAATGACCCGC